GGCATGTAATTTAGACACAGGTGTTTACTACGGTGATAGAAAAGAAATAGGAAGATACAACACAATTGCAACTTGGCAGTCATTAAATGTTTTAGAAAAAAGAAGCAAAGACGAACACTCAACAGAATTCAAAGAAGCCATGCAAGGTATCAACACAGTTATTATTGATGAGGTGCATATGGCCAAAGCCGATGTGCTAAAAAGAATGTTGACTGGTCCTTTTGCACACTGTGGTATACGTTGGGGACTGACCGGCACTGTACCTAAAGCAGATTATGAATTCATGGGAATCAAATGTGCAATTGGCGAAGTAGTCAATAGAATCGCGGCTAGCACACTACAAGACAAAGGTGTGTTGGCAAACTGTAACGTAAATGTTTTACAAACATTAGAAACAAAACAGTTTACTAACTATCAAGAAGAACTGAAATGGTTAACCACTGACGATAAACGTATGACCTACGTTGCTAAAACAATAAACACAATTGCAAGTTCTGGAAACACTTTGATACTTGTTGATAGAATATCAGCAGGCGAAATGTTAGAAAAAAAACTATCTGGTTCAGTTTTTATTTCTGGGTCAACAAAGAACTTACAAAGAAAGGAACAATACGATGAAGTATCTACAGCAAAAAATAAAATTATTATTGCCACATATGGAGTTGCCAGTGTTGGCATTAATATTCCTAGGATTTTTAATCTTGTTCTCATAGAAGCCGGCAAATCATTTGTGAGAGTGATTCAATCAATTGGTCGAGGCATAAGAAAAGCACAAGACAAAGATCATGTTGAAATATGGGACATAACAAGTTCTTGTAAATTTGCAAAAAGACACCTAACACAAAGAAAAAAGTTTTACAAAGAGGCCAATTACCCTTATAATATAGAAAAAATAAATTATGAAAATTCTTACACTTGATAATGAAACTTACAAACTGGAAAAAATTCCAGAGTATGTAGACGAAAAATTAAGATTTGCTGTATTAGATAATTCAGATCCTACAAATCCGGATTACTTTTACATACCATTAATATTTTTAGAATCATTTAATTCTCCAGCGGCAGTGCTACAAATTGGACCATACAAATTAAAAATGCCGTTAGATTGGAAAATGGTGATAGGTGAAGCAGAACAAGGTGAACTTCATGTGATGCCAATTACAAGTTTAAATGACAGAGGGTTCGACGGATTTACATTTAATCCTTTGACTGGAGGTATGCCAGAATTTTATCAGGTAGATATAGTAGACATTTACACAGAAGTAAAATGGTATTTCCCTAAAATTAAATCTGGACAATTACTTGCTGTACCTTTAAGTAATGAAAAGAATCCGCCATGTGCTTATTTTGTAAAAGACATTTCAAGACAGTGTGAACAATTAGACTATGGCCAGTGTTTTTAAAAAGAAACTAAACAGCAAATTTGTAAAGATAAAAGCACCCGTAATGATGATTGATACAGGAAAAAATATGAAAGAGCCTGTATGGATGGAAAAAGACTTTTTTCCTAGGTTGCTTGACACCATCAAAGAATATAAAATAAAACTAGAAACAATACAGTTTACGCATGGAAACGTAAAGATAGGATTCAAAGATTACAAACACGCAACTAAATTTAGATTGATATATGAAGCAAAAGAATACAAATAGAAAATTTTTTGAACTGCGAAATGGTTTGAAAGCGATCGACTTTAGAAACAAAGACTATTTTGATAGAATAGATGATAAAGAAAAATCTTTGTACAGTCCTTACATGATAATGCGATATGCATCAAGTGTTAGTGGTGATAAGTTTTATCAAGAACACTATGTTGAAATGATAAACGAGTGTATTAACAAACACTTGTTTACGTTATCAAGCAAACACAAAAAACTTTGTTGGATGTTGACCGCCATGTGTGGTGGCCTTAAACAACAGTTTCATCCTTGGATAAAACCTATGAAACGTGTGCCTAACAAAAGTCTAAAACAATTACAAACACTTTTTCCTAATGTTAAAGAAGCAGACCTGGAAACACTTGACAAAATAATAACTGATCGAGAATTAGAAGAACTATTAGAAGAACATGGAATCAACTAAATTTAAGTGTCCCTACTGTGGCAAGGAGTTCACAAGAGAGAGAACACTCCAAGTTCATATGTGTGAACCAAAGAGAAGATATCTGCAAAAAAATGAAAAATGGGTGCAGAATGGTTTTATAGTATTTCAACGCTTTTACGAAATACATCAAAAAAGCAATAAGAAAAAAACTTACGATGATTTTTGTGGTTCATCATACTACAATGCGTTTGTAAAATTTGGCAGATTCATTATGCATACTAATCCGTTGTATCCTGAAAAATATATCGACTACGTGGTGCTGTCTGGAGTTAAACTAGATCATTGGAGTCGAGATGATTTGTATGAACAATATCTAAAAGACACTCTAAAGACTGAACCTGTGGAAGCCGCACTACGAAGATCTATAGCAACAATGATGGACTGGGCCACAGAACAAAATGTACAATGGGCAGACTATTTTAGATTAGTCAATACCAGTCGAGGAGTTCAACACATACAAACAGGAAAAATATCACCATGGTTGGTGCTAGGTTGTGACGCAGGCAAAAAGATGCTACAATCATTTTCGGATGAACAACTGCAAATGATACAAACTTATATTGATCCAGAATTTTGGAGAAACAAATTTAAAAACTATCCTGCAGATCATTTGTTCGTGCAAGAAACTGCAAAGGAGGCACACATTGAGTAAGTTTAATATAGAGATAGATGATCATTTAGACATGGAGGTTGGAGACAGCGTTGTAGTGATCAAAAAAGATGGCTCAGTTGGTAAGGTGATACTTCCGGAAATGAATAATGAAACACAACACACTGCTGGATATAAAAAAATGCTTCAAGTATTAGAAATACTGAAACCTGGTTCTAAAGAAGATATTATCAAACACAATAGAAAGAAATTACACTAATGCCTGACGTAGATATAGATTTTTATGATAGAGAAAAAGCATTAAAACTTTTTAAACATACACCTGCATCAATGATCAAAGAAAACAAAATTGAAAAACACAAAACAGGTGTTTACTTTCATAGCATTCCAACTGACCCAGTAACAAAATATTCAAGTATTGATTACAAAAAAGCAGAAGATAGAGGCTACTTTAAGATTGATTGTCTAAATGTTAATATCTATAAAAATGTTGCTAATGAGCAAGAATTAGTTGAACTAATGATACAGGAACCAAATTGGGATATGTTAAAAGATAAAAAAATTGTTGATGAGTTGTTTCATCTAAATGGACATTTCAATATTGTTTCAAAATTAGAACCTAAAACAATTGAACAACTAGCGGCTGTGTTAGCAATAATACGTCCAGCCAAAAGACAACTAATGCACAAGTATTGGAAAGATATAATGCAGGAAGTTTGGGTAAAACCAACAGACGGCAGTTACTTTTTCAAAAAGTCACACGCTGTTGCTTATGCACAGGCTATTGTTGTACAAATGAATTTGATATCAAAAGGTAAATATGCTTTTAGTGTACAACCGGAAAAAGAAACTCACTAAAAAACAAACTCTCCAAATAGTAGATCTACCATCTGATTACAATCTCGGCGTCGAACTTGTAAGGCAACTTGAACTGGTCAAAAAAACTAAAAAACCTATCAAATGCAAAACAGAAAAAGATTGGGATAGCAAAGATTGGCTGAAAAATTGTTTTCCTGAATGGCAGGAAATTTGGACCAAAAAACATGTTGAAATAAAATGGCACGGTGGACATCGTGCTTTTTTTTTGCGTTATATTAAATAGGTCTTCTTACTAATTGGATAGTTCTTCTTTTGATTCTCTTCTTTGCAATATCGCTTAATCGCACACATGGTCCATGTACAATTTGGATATCTTTTGTGGCCAATGAAACTAGTGTTGTTTTAAAATAACTCCAGTCTCCTTTTAGAAAGATATTGATTGGTATTTTTCTATTTGATTCCCACCACCAGGTTTCGCCTAGTTTGAGATAATTCATTTTGTCTTCTGGTAGCATTATTCTTCCATAGTCATAAAAACTAGTTACTTGATTATCCTGATTTGATATGATACCAACAAACTCAAGGTCTCCCTTGCGTATTAATGATAAGAAGGGAAATTTCTTCCCTAGTGTTTCAAAAACTTCATTCATGCTATTCAATAAATACTGTTAAATATGCTATATGCAAACAATATCGAGGTATTTACTTACAAATTTGGTAATAGCCTATATAAATGGTTATCACGGGAGAAATTCTAAGGTGTACGACAGAAGACTAAAAATATTCAGAGGAGTATCAAACCCAATTACTTTCACCTTTAAAAATGAAGATCAGAAGGCTCAGGACGTAACTAGTAAATCATTTGAGTTTGCCCTTATTGATACATTAAGTAAAAAAGCAGTTTTGACCCGTACTTTAACTATTTTAGATGACGGATCAACACAGGCATCTAAAGGTACAGCGTCAGTAACGATCACAGATGGTGATATGATTGCTTTAGATTCTAAATTTTACAATTACTCAGTTAGGGAGATATTAACTGATGGTTCAAGTACCTCATTTCAAGTTACATACGCAGACACAGGATATAATTCAGCAGGTACAGTTGAATTAATAGATGGAGGCTTCCCACAATTTGTGGCAAGTCAAACTGCAGACTCTTTCACCGCAAATACTACAAACAATGATTATCCTTTAAAATTCATATCTAATGCGACCATTCAAGGTTTTCCAGGCCAAAATAATAATGATGCTTTGCACACCATTGCCGTATACACTGCTGGTTACTCAGGCACATTAAAAATATTAGCAACAATGGCATCAACGCCTGAACCAAGTGATTTTTTTACAGTGCAGACAATCACAGACTTACCAAGCACTGGAGTCAAGTATTACAATTTTACAGGCATTTACCAATTTATAAAATTTACTTGGGACAATGCAACTGATAATACTGGTACTATTGACAAAATACTCTACAGACAGTAAAATTTAAAGTATGAACCTGATCCAGTCGACTATTCTTACTTCGTTGCCTGCTGGCCGTAAAAAAACTCCGTCTGGTTGGATAGCCTTCAACGCTCCGTGTTGCATACACAACGGTGAAACACAAGATAAAAAAAAGCGTGGTGGAATAATGACAACAGCGGACGGTGCTACATCTTATCACTGTTTCAATTGCGGATTCAAAGCCAGTTATGTTCTTGGTAGAAGACTTTCCCAAAAAATGCGTTTGTTCATGGGATACATTGGCATCGCGGATGACACAATTAGAAAATTGGCTATCGAAGCCATGCGTCACGAAGAAGGAGATATAAAATATGAAAAGAAAAAATTTGTATCCTTCAATAAAAAACAGTTACCAAACCAAACTAAAAGACTAGAGCAATGGCTAGAAGACTATGCAACACTAACAACTATAGAACAAAATAACATAGACAAACTTTTAAATTATCTCAGTGACAGAGGCATAGGTGCTGACTGGTATGACTTTATGTACTCTACAGATAAATTTTTTGACGTAAACAAAAGATTATTAATTCCGTTCTATTGGCGAGGAGATATTGTAGGTTATACCGGTAGACTGTTTGAATCAATTGAAAAAGTAAAGTACTACACCGATGTACAACCAGGCTACGTTTTCAATATGGACGCACAGGATTGGACAAGAAAATTTGTAATAGTGACAGAAGGACCGTTTGATGCTATTTCCATTTCTGGAGTCAGCATACTTGGATCGGAGGTAAATGATATACAGAGGGAGTTGATTAACGGATTAGGTAGAAAAGTAATTGTTGTACCAGATAGAGATCAACCAGGACAAAAACTAATAGATCAAGCAATAGAGTTTGGTTGGAGTGTTGCTTTTCCAAAGTGGGAGGAATCGGTTGCTGATGTGGCTGATGCTGTGTTAAAATATGGTAGACTGTTTACTATACAATCTATTTTAAAAACAACAGAATCTACTAAACTAAAAATAGATTTGAATAGGAAAATATATGGCTGAATACACTTTTGACGTACAAAAACTTTATTTAGAAATGATGCTGGCAGATGCTGAGTCATATGCTAGAGCACAAAACATTTTTGATTCAAAATCATTTGATAGAAAACTACAACCTATTGCGGCATTTATAAAAGACTACTCAGAAGAGTACAAAGTATTGCCGGAAGTAGAACAAGTAAATGCCAAATTTGATATTAAACTTAAATCAGCAAAAGATCTAGATCCAAGTCACTTTAATTGGTTACTGGATGAGTTTGAAACATTTTCCCGACATAAAGCACTTGAACGTGCAATACTTGAATCAGCAGACTTGCTAGAAAAAGGCGATTATGCTCCTGTTGAAGACAAGGTCAAAGATGCAGTCAATATTGGATTGACTCGTGACATGGGTACAGACTACTTTGAAGATCCAAAAGGTAGATTGGAGAACTTAAAAAACTCCAATGGTCAGATCAGTACAGGGTGGGCCAATTTGGACAAGAAACTGTTCGGTGGATTTAACCGAGGTGAACTAAACATTTTTGCAGGCGGATCAGGTGC